GCCGACCGTGATGGCAAGGTCACCGTCGAAGAGGGGGCGCGTCTCGGCGGTCACGATACCTGCGCCTCCCCGGGATAACGCACAGGCTTCCAGTCGATGAGCGCGCAGAGCGTCGCCAGCAGGGTCGCGTCGTACTCCAGCGCGATACGCGGGCAGGAGGCGCAGGAGTACGCGGTGCCTTCGAACGTCAGCGTCTGCTCGCCCGCGTCGATGAGCGCGTTGAGCGCGCCTAACGAACTCTTCAGCGCGTCGAGGCTCGCGCCCTCTAGGATGAGCGGGACGTACATCTCAATGAGGTGCGCCTCGGTAACGTTGTGCTGCGCCACGTTGCCCGTGTAGCTCAGGTGCTCGTCGTACGTCTTGACCTCCGCCCCGGGGTCGAAGCCGGGGCGCAGCCGCCACGTCGTGCCGTCGTTCAGGTCCAGCGTGCCGTAGGTCAACTCCAGCCGGGCCATGCTCACCGCCTCCGAGCGCGTTGTTTACGCGCCGTGCCGCTCTGCCGCGAGAGCGCCGGGGCGAGCAGGCGCGCGACCGTCTCGGCGCTGCCTACCAGCGCCGTCCCTCCCGGCGGGTGGATGTGGTAGTGCTCCTCGATGACTGTGGGCCTGTCTGCGGCGTTTTGCGCCCCGTAGAGGGGCGAGACCCCGTAGAGGCCCCCGGCGCCGCTCAGGGCGAGCTGTCCGGAGAGTGAGGAGACGGCGGCCGAGACGCGGGGCAGGCTGTCGGCGATGCCCTTCTCGATGCCGAGGCCGAGGAAGTAGCCGACGTCGATACCGGCCTTCGAGGGCGAGAACGGCCACAGCTTGCCAAGCCCCGACTTGACGGTCTCGTAGATGCCCGAGGCCCAGCCGAACACCTTGTCGTGCAGCCAATCGGCCATCGAGGAGATGCCGTCCCAGAGGCCGGTCACGACCTTGCTCCCGGCACCGTAGAGGAGTGAGCCCAGGTCGCCGACCGCCTTCTTTATCTTCCCGGGCAGCTCGGCCACGTAGTCGCGTACCCGAGCGACACCGGCACGCACCGCCGCCTTCATCGCCTCCCACGCCGTCGAGAGCGCCGAGCGGAGGTGTCCCCACGCCGCGCCCCAGTCGCCGCGGATAGCGGCCATGACGGCCTTAATGATGCTCTGCACGACGGTAATCGCCGTCTGCACGATCGTCTTGATGTTGCCCCAGACGGCCGTGACAAGAGGGCCGAAGAGCGCCCAGACCGCGTCCCACACCGCCTTTGCCGCGGCCATGCCTGTGGAGATGGTCTCGCGGATGGCATCGACGGCGGCTAAGACCACGTCCTTGATGGCCGCCCAGACGGTCGTTGCCGTGTCCTTGATGGCTCCCCAGACCGCGTTCACGATGTCGCGGAAGGTCTCGCTCTTCTGGTAGGCGATGACGAGGCCGGCGGCAAGGGCAGCGATCCCGGCGATGACGAGACCGATCGGATTGGTGAGCAAGGCCAGCACTGGACCCAGCGTGGTCATGGCGCTGATCACCGGGGCAAGGACGGCCAGCAGTCCGCCAATGGCCGTGCCGATCACGATGACTGTCTTGACCGACCCGGGCAGGCTGTCGAACTTCTTGATGAGATCGGTCAGAAAGCCGACCAGCTTCGAGATGGTCGGCATGAGGGCACTCATGAGGCTTTCCGACATGTCCTCGAACGAACGCTTGGCCTTCTCGATCTGCCCGGGAAGTGAGTCACCAGCCGCCTTGGCCGCGCCGCCGAACTCTTCGTTGAGCTCCTTCAGGATGATCTTCTGGGCGCCCATCGTGTCGCCGGACTCGACCATGGCGGCGATCTGCTTCTTCTGCGCCTCCGTGAACTGGACACCGACACGGGACAGGGAGCCGACTCCCTTGATGGGGTCGTTCAGCGCCTTGCCTAGCTGTATCGCTGCCGATGAGGCATCGGTGCCCATCTTCGCGGCCATATCGGCGGCTGCCTTCGTCGCCTGATCGAAGATCTTGTCCGCACCGACGTTCTTGATGTTCTTGAAGGTGAGGAGCAGCGCCTCGGTCTGCATGATCGAGTCGTCAGTCTGACCACTGTAGTTCTGGATTGAACTTGCGAGGTTCGTGAGATGATCGACCGTGACGCCGGCCGCGCCGCCCGTGGACTTGATGCCTGCGGCGAGCTGGGCCTGTGCAGCGGAGGCCTCCATACACTCGCCGATGCCCGTCTTCACGACCATGCTGAGACCGGCAAGGGCAGCTGTACCGGCTGCCGCAAGGGCCATGCCGGCCTTCTTGCCGAGGCCGGAGGACTTCGTGGTCAGCTCGTTGCCAGTGCTGTCGAACTTCGCTCCGACATCGCTCATGCCACGGTCGAAGGCGCCGCTGTCGAGTCCCATCGTGGCGACAAGCTCAGCTACCGTCAGCATGGCTTCTTACCTCGTTTCGGGAAGCTCGCGAAGAAGGCCGGCGCGTCCTTGGCGGTCAGCGGCCGCTTGCGCTGCCCCTCGGTGCCCTCAGAGACGATGCGGAAGACGCTCTCGGCTGAGAGACCGCCTACCAGTGCCGTGAACCTTCGCCAGCTCATGTCGTCGAGCGCCTCACTCAGGTCGATCCGGTACTCGCGCTGGAAGTCGGCTTCGAGCGCTTGCCAGTGCCGGATGACTTCGTCTGCCCCGCTACGGGGCGCTGAGCTTCCCCCGAGGACTCTCCGGTGTTCGCGTAGGCCTTCATCACGGCCTGCAGAAGCTCGGCCATCTCATCGACTGTCATGCCGCCCTCAAGCCATGCCTCGAGGACGCCGGCGGGCACCATCTCGGAGAGACAGGCAAGCGTCTCGGCAGCCGAGACTTCAGTATCGCCGCCGGCTTCAGCCTGCATGCGCAGGAGACGCAGGACGGGCTTCGCCGGCAAGGCCGGGTAGAGTTCCCAGTCGCGGGCCAGATAGCGGACGACGACGGGCTCGCGTTGTGACTCGGCAAGAGCGGCGTCGAAGTCGATGTAGCGTCCGCTCATGCTCAGATCCTCGTGATCCGACCGTACACCGACAGCTCGGCTTCCCAAGCGGCTTTCTCGCCGCCGCCGAAGGCGGTCACGTTGGGCCATGCCTCGAAGGTGAGGACTTCGCCACCGCTGGCGGCCGGACTCTCGATCTGGAACTCAAGCAGAGCATCCAGCCCGACCTCATCCTGCACGGCCTCGACGGCGGCCTGTCCGGCGTCGCGCGTGCCGTCGTCGGCGTTCTCGATCCGTGCACCCTTGAGAGTCACCGTGTAGGAATGGCCGATAGGGACGGGCTTGGCAAAGCCGCCGTCGTTTGCGTCCGCGAAGTCCACATCCGCCACGTCGGTCTTGATGGAGATGCCGTCCTCGTCGAGACCGCCGATGGGAGTCCAGGTCGGACTGCCTGAAGTCCCCGTGTTCACCGAGATCGTGAAGTCCCGGCTCAGTACCTTGTCGTCACTTGTCGCTGGCATGACTTACTCCTTAGTCTCGGTTTGCTGTCTTGTTCCGCACATGGAGTGCGAAGTTGAGGCTGAAGCGGTAACGGTTGCGCTCGTCGCGGCCAAGGGTGAACGGTGCCGTCTGTGACGAAGAGCACACGCACAAGCGCATCTCGTCGGTGCCGCCCTCGTCCAAGGTGACGTAGCGGAGTCCCTGCATGGCGTCATAGATGGCCTGCGCCCTCGCTGCCGGCGTCTCAACATCGTCGGGAGCGCCACGCACCATGATCTGCACGGTCGGTTCATCCCAGCCATAGGTCGCCGCCGGTCCCAGCGGATTGCCGCCGGTGGAGAGAATCATGACGGCCTCATCCGGGCTGTCCGGGAGATGCTCGAGGAAGATGTCGCCGCCGGGAAGCTCAGCGTCGTAATCGCCGAGACCCAGACTCTCCATCTGCTTGGCGAGTGCCCGCGTGATCATAGCTTCGCCTTCATCTGTGAGCCGACCCAGTCCATGATACGCCGCCCGTCTTCCTTCGCTGCCATCTCCAGCCACTTGGCACGGCGTCCGGGCGCATGATGCCACGTCGTCTCCTCGTGCTGCCGCGCCGCATAGGCTGCAGCCGCGCCGCCGTAACCGACGGTCGCCGTGAGATGCCGAGGCGTCGCTTCCTCGACGTCGCCGGAATCAGCGAGGATGCCCTTGCGATAGGGCGCCGTCACGTTGGCGACTCTCAGCAGCTCTTTAGCGCCGTCGTTCAGCGCCTCGGCGGCTGCCTTGTGGACCTTGTCCATGACCTCACGCCTGTGGTCGCCTACCATGCGGATGCCACCGGAACCTGTCATCGCTCGTACCTGCCCAACGTGGCGCGCAAGCCCTCGGTGCGCAGCAGACCGTCAAGAGCCTCGACGCTGAGGACGCGGTACCTGCGTCCGCCCACCGTCACGCGGTCGCCTGTGGCGATGGACACATCACCACGGAGATAGAGGGTCGCCTCGGCGGCCTGCACCTCGTCAGCCGTCAGACGCACGAGACGATGTGTCCG